AGAAAGTAATGGAATGTGTTATACATCATTAGGACAAGAATGTGGTTCTTGTGAATGTAATTTTGGTCCTCCTGGTGGTGGTGGTCCTAATCCGGATTCTAATCCTGGTCCTCCTCCTCCTGGATCAGCTCCCCGTTCCTCTTAATTAAAACGTTGTTTATATTCTAAAAAGGTTGTATATTAAAGTATGTATCAAAACATATATGTAAAGAAAAGTAAAACAGGTAGCCCAGAAGTGCATATCTGGGATGATAAAAATGGTTATATGAAATTTTCTCATAAATCCTACGCCTATATGAAATCTCAAACAGGAACATATCGTTCACTTTATGGTGATAAATTGAAAAAAGTTAATTTTTGGACTGGTGAAGACTTGCAAAATGGTATTGTGTTTGAAAGTGATGTACCAATTGAAACTCGTGTTTTAGTTGATATGTATGGTGATTCGGATGAACCATCTACTGGCCATAAAGAGATATTTTTTGATATTGAAGTTGAAGTTAAAGATGGATTTCCAGATCCAAAGAGAGCCGATAATAAGATAACTGCTATTGCACTATATGATAAAATATCAGATGAATATTATTGTTTTATCTTAGCTGATATTAAAAATAGAAAAAAAGACAATGTTATTATCGAATCATTTAATTCAGAAGAAGAGTTACTACAAAGATTTTATCAAAAATATCTTGAAATAAATCCGACAATATTAAGTGGTTGGAATACAGATGGATTTGATATCCCTTATTTATATAATAGAACAACTAAAGTTTTAGGTAGTGAAATAGCAAATTGTTTATCACCTATAGGTGAGGTGTACTATAATGAACATCAAGGTAGATATAAAATAGCAGGTGTTTCATCACTTGATTATATAAAATTATATAGATGGTTTACTTATACACAACAATCATCGTATAGATTGGATTTTATAGGACAACTTGAGGTTGGTATTGGTAAGATAGAATATGAAGGAACACTCAATGATTTATATGAATCTGATATAAATAAGTTTATCGAATATAACTTAAATGATGTTGTAATTGTAAAGGCACTTGATGATAAATTGAAGTTTATTGATCTGGCTCGTGGTGTGAGTCATTTGGGGCATATATCTTATGAGGATAACTTTTTTAGTAGTAGATATCTCGAAGGTGCGATGTTAGTTTATATGAAAAAAATTGAAGTTATTGCACCAAATAAACCAATTAGAACAGAACAATATGGTAATCAGGATAAATTCGCAGGTGCTTATGTTAAAGACCCAAAACCTGGAAGATATGAATGGGTATATGATTTAGATTTAACATCTATGTATCCTTCTACTATTATCTCATTGAATATATCACCTGAAACAAAAATTGGTAAGTTACTTGGGTGGGATGCAGAAGAATTTATGAAAGGCACACATAAAACATATTCTTTGATTGTTAATGGTAAGGAAAAACAGAAGTTAAATCAAGACGAATTAAAAAGAATGTTCGATAACAACAAAGTTTCAGTCTCTTCTAATGGTGTATTATATAGATATGATAAAAAGGGTTTGATTCCTGTGTTGTTGGAAAAGTGGTTTAACGAGAGAGTTGAATATAAAAGGTTGATGAAGAAATATGGTGATGAAAAAAATGATGAAAAACATGGATATTTTAAGAGAAGACAACATATTCAAAAGATTATTTTAAATTCACTTTATGGTGTATTAGGATTACCCGTGTTTAGATTTTATGATGTAGATAATGCAGAGGCTACTACATTAACAGGACAAGAATTAATTAAATTTACAGAGAAGATTACAAATCATTATTATAATAAGGAACTTGGTGATACAGAAGACTATTGTATTTATACTGATACTGATTCTGTATTTTATCCAGCATTACCATTAGTTAAAAATAGATATCCAGATGCAGATGCTTCTAATGATGAGTTCATGACAAAACAAATTCTTTCTGTGGCCGGAGAAGTACAAGACTTCATTAATAAAGGTTATGATTATTTTGCATCTAAATTTTTAAATGTGAATGGTAATCATAGATTTGATATTAAACAGGAGACTATTGCTAAATCAGCTTTTTGGGTTACAAAGAAAAGGTATGGGCAACAGATTATAAATGATGGTGGTGTTACTTGTGATAGACTTGATGTTAAGGGATTAGATATAGTTAGGAGTAATTTTCCAGTTGCTATGAGATCAGTTATGTCCGAAGTTTTAAAAGATATATTATCAAATGTTGATAAGGATGTAATAGATGGAAAAATAATAAAATTCAAAAAAGATATGAAAAATATGGCTATAGGTGATATTTCATTACCTACAGGTGTAAAGGGTTTAAAGAAATATGCAGATAGAAAAAAGAGGGGTAAATTTAATGCTAATAATATTTTTACTAATACAGTTAAATCTACACCTGTACATGTGAAAGCATCTTTAAAATATAATGATTTGTTAAAACATTTTAATTTATGTAATATAGAACCAATTAGAGATAGTTCTAAAATAAAATGGACATATCTGAAAAACAATCCATTGGGTATAGATGCTCTTGCCTTTAAGGGTTATGATGATCCAAAAGAAATAATCGATATGATAAACAAATATATAGATTATGATAGGTTATTTACAGGTGCAATGGATAAAAAAATTAAAATGTTTTATGGGGCATTAGGTTGGGAGTTAGTGGATAAAAATCATACAATAGAAAGATTTTTTTAAACGTTGACTCGTATAGTAAAAGTTTTGTATATTTAAACAATAATATTTATATAATAGGAGAAAAAGTAAATGCAAAAAAATAAATTAGATAAGTTCATCGCAAAATATAATTTGGGTGGGCATGTTAATAGTGTAAAGTGGAAAGCATCAGATAATGGTTTAAAGACATCTTTTGTTACTCCAGATAAAACTTTGTTAGGACATGTTTCAGTTGATAATTTAACTATGGAAAAGTCAACTATAGGTATATATCAAACTGATATGTTGAGAAAATTGTTAAGTGTTTTATCTGAAGATGTAGATGTATCTTTAACTAAAGCTGGGGATTCTGCAGTTTCGTTAAAAGTTCAAGATAATGATAATGTTAATATTAATTATGTATTAAGTGATTTATCTGTTATTTCTGAACCACCTGCATTAAAGAGAATACCAGATATGGGTACGGAAATTAAAATAGATTCATCATTCATTGATAAATTTATTAGAGGAAAGAGTGCATTGAGTGATGTTGATTCATTTGCTCTTTTAAATGAAGGTGGCAGTGTTAAGTTAGTTATTGGTTATTCATCAACAAATACTAATAGAATAGATTTAACTGTAAATTGTACAAAATGTGATATAAATAAACCTATTTATTTCAATGCTAATTTATTTAAAGAAGTATTGGTTGCAAATAAAGAGTGTACCTCAGCTGTATTTCAGGTATCAACTGAAGGTTTGGCTAAAATACAATTTAAGGTTGATGATTATGATTCTACTTATTATCTTGTAGCTATGGATGATGTTAATTAATGGAAACACAATTTGATTATCTAACGATAGATACAACAGAATGGAAATATAACTTGTTAGTGGGTGATGGTGTATACCACGCTCAATCATTATGGGGATTATTTACAGAAGTTATAAAACATCGTTTTGACCATTTTGTGCAAGGTGAAGGATGGAGAGATTAATGGAACATAGTTTATGGGTAGAAAAATACAGACCAACTGATTTATCAACTTATATAGGCAATGATCATCTCAAAGATAAAGTTAAAATTTATCTTGAGAGTGGAGATGTTCCACACTTGTTATTATATGGCAGAGCTGGTACAGGCAAAACAACATTAGCAAAGATAGTTGTAAATAATATAGATTGTGATTATATGTATATCAATGCTTCTGATGAAAATAATATAGATACAGTTAGAAATAAGATGAAGACGTTTGCATCATCAGTTGGATTCAAAGATTTAAAAGTGATTATATTAGATGAGTGTGATTATCTTACACCAAATGCACAGGCTGCATTGAGAAACTTAATGGAAACATTTTCAAAACATTGTAGGTTCATTCTTACTTGTAATTATGTTGAGAGAATTATAGATCCAATTCAATCAAGATGTCAATCATTTAAAGTTATACCACCTTCAAGAAAAGAAGTTGCACAACAAATGGTCAGTATTTTAGACAAAGAGGGGTGCTTATATAAATTAAATGATGTTGCTCTTATTGTAAATGCTGGTTATCCTGATATTCGAAGGGTTATAAATTCAGCACAAAGACAGGTAGTTGAGAATAAATTGAAAGTTGATGTAAATTCTGTAATACAAAACGATTATAAGATAAAACTTTTAGAAAATCTAACACCGGATTCAAAAGTATCGAATGTAAGACAATTACTTGCGGATAATTCTGTAACTGATTATTCTGAATTATACAGGTTACTTTATGATGAGATAGATACATATTCTAATGGTAAAAATGCAGAATGTATACTTGCAATCGCGGAAGGTCAATATCAAGATGTACAAGTAGTAGATAAAGAAATAAATTTTATGTCAACAATAGTTAAATTAATGAGGGTAATAAAATGAGAAGATTCAAAGTAGAACATAATGATTGGGATAAACCGGATATGATTATAACATTGCATAATCCGCCTTATGAAGATGAGGATGTTTTGTCTCGGACTAAATGGAAAATAAAAGATTGTACAATAACAGAATTAAAAATGTATAGGGGTATAGAAGAATGAAAAAGATATTAAAAGAGATTAATTCAGAAACAGGATTAACAACATTGATATATAATAATGGAGATCAAAATGGTCCAAAAACTGCAAAAGATAAAGTTCTTTTTGTGGAGTATACTGGATATTTAGAGGATGGTACTATATTTTCAAGTTCTGATCAGAATGGCCAATTATTTCAATTTAAATTAGGAAATGGTCAAGTGATTCCAGGTTGGGATGAAGGATTCAATGATAAATGGCCAGGTACTGAAATGACATTGATAATACCACCACATTTAGCTTATGGGGATATAGGATCTCGTAATGGTGAAATTCCTCCAGAAGCAATTATTACATTTGATGTTAAAATCAAGGGGGTGGAACAAGGCAAATGATGATTAAAGGAAAAAATCAAAACACGGGTGGAATGACTTTAGATGATATAGATTTAACACATGCATCAACACTTGAATGTGAAAAATGTAAATGTAAAGGATTCCAACAGACAATGATGTTAAAGAAATTATCAGCACTTATGTCACCAACAGGTCAAGAAGCTATAATTCCTGTAGCTGCTTTTGCTTGTCAGTCGTGTGGGCATATTAATAAAGACTTTCAAGACGCAGATATAAAACAAGGATAAATAATGCCGTTTTATACTTTTAAATGTCCTTCTTGTAATAAAGAACAAGAGATATTACAGAGTATGAAATCACCATATCCTGTTTGTGAGAGGTGTGTTGAAGCTAGTTGTGGAACTCATACTCCTGTTATGGACAGAGTTTTTAAAACAACAGGCAAACCCAGATTCAAGGGTAGTGGTTTTTACGAAACGGATTATAAAACAAAGGATAAACCTAAATGACGATTATAGATTGGATAAACCAAGTTTTGGTTCACAAAAAAGATTGGAATTCATTTTCAGAATCTGATCAAAAAACATTCAATGCATTTATAATTAATAGGTGGTTATCTATGGATGAAGAGTTTATTGAAATTATAAATTATCTTCAGAAATATGTAATAGGAACTTTAGAGTCGAGAGAAGTTTATACATTGTATTGTGATGTATTACCTAAAGGTAAAAGGTTTAATAAATATATTAAAGGTAAAAAAAATAAAAAATATGATTCGGACTTAATTGATATAATATGTAAAGATTTTGAATGTAGTAAAATGGAAGCTACACAGAATCTTTCTCTTATTTCAAAAGAACAAGTTAATAACATATTAATAAAATATGGAACAGATCCCAAAAAAATCAAAAGTATTTGTAAGAGAAATTTCTAAAAAAGTTGCAAAAAGTATGATTGTAAAACATCATTATAGTCATACTTGGACTATGTGTAGATATGCTCTTGGTATTTTCTATGAAACAGACAATCAACATTCATTTTTTGATGAGAAGGAAGAAAAGTTGGCTGGAGTAGCAGTTTATGGTTATCCTGTTGGTAGGAGTGCTGCTACATCTATTTCACCTGTATTAAAACCAGAAGAGGTTTTAGAGTTGACACGATTATTTATATTCGATGAGTATGGTAAGAATACAGAAAGTATTGCCATATCTAAAACATTTAAATGGTTACAAGAAAACGCAAAAGATATAAAAGCACTTATATCATATTCAGATCCAGAACAAGGACATATGGGAATTATATACCAAGCAACTAATTGGGTATATCAAGGTAATAAGATGAGAAAACTCGGTAACTATGGAGTTAGGTTATCAGAAGATGGTGATTGGATGCATTCAAGAACCGTGTTTGCAACTTATGGTTCACATAACCTTGAACATTTAAAGAAAAAGATTGGACATACATTCTGGCGTAAGAATGAAACTATGAAACATAGGTATCTATATTTATTATGTAGTAAAAAAGAAAAGAAACAAATTATGAAAACTTTAAAACATCCACCATTGGAGTATATAAAATATGATGATGGTTATAAGGGTGAGGAAATAGAAAAAATAATTGTAGAGGATAAACGGGAGAAGAAAGGATTTTATGAAGAATAAAATATCTTATTCACAATTATCAATGTATAATGAATGTCCATTAAGATGGAAATTAAATTATGTAGATGATTTATCAATAAGGGAATCAAATATACATCTTATATTTGGAACTGCAATGCATGAAGTGTTACAAACATATCTTGAAATTATGTATAACGATAGTGCAAAGAATGCTGATTTGTTAAATCTCGAAAAAATGTTGAGAGATAAATTAATAGAACAATTTAAGATTGCCGAGGAATCTGATGGAAAGGCACCTTGTAAAAAAGAAGATTTACAAGAGTTTTTTCAGGATGGTTGTAATATAATAGATTTTGTAAGAAAAAGAAGAGGTGATTATTTTCAAAAAAGACAATATGAATTGATTGGTTGTGAAATTCCTATAGAAGTGATGTTGGAGAAAGATATCAAGATGGTTGGTTATTTGGATGTAGTTTTGAAACATAAACCAACAGATACAATAACTATTATAGATATTAAGACATCAACTCGTGGTTGGAATAAATGGATGAAAGCTGATAAGAATAAAACACAACAATTATTATTATATAAGAATTTTTATGCACAACAATATAACCATCCTATAGAAAATATTGATGTAGAGTATTTTATAGTTAAAAGAAAGTTGTGGGAGAATACAGATTTCCCACAGAAAAGAGTACAAAAGTTTGTACCAGCAAGTGGCAAAGTGAGTATGAATAAGGTTATGAAAGGTCTTGATTTATT